CTTAGAAAGAGAGAGAAAAGAAGGTATAGATTGGACTGTTCCTGTATTACAAAAGAATTATTTATCACATATAAGTAGGATTAGACCAGAATCAGGAAGTTTAATAGGTCTTGGTGAGATACATGGTTATGATGAAACCGAAGATCAGATAAGAAAACTCCCTAGAAATCTAAAATATCATGGATTAGCTAAGGGCAAGTTTGTTATGAATAGAGTGTTTGACAGTATAGATACAAGTGCTTGGATATCTGCTGCTATGTCAAAGAAGACAGAGGTGTGGAGTGCCAACACAACATACTCTATGTTCTTTGGTGAGAAGGGTAAGGCAATGAAACCTATGCTTAACCATGCATTGGAAGTATATAAAGAGAATTTAGAAAAGATAGGTATAACAAAGGATGGTATATTAAACAATGATTATTATCACCTGTTGAAAGCACCTGTAGCACTACTATTTATGCCTATGTGTAAGGCACTTAACTGCTACGAAGAAAACTTTATAAATTAACAATAATAGAAACAAACATGAGTGATGATAAGCTATTTAAGATTAAGCCTATAGGCAAGGGTGGTAAGGTTGTACTTGATAAGAGGAAGACAGTATCACCATTCAACTCTGCGAAGCATTTGAGAACTGCCAATATACCTGCATATTGTGACCAATGTGTATATAGATCTATTGATACTGGTGGTAATGGAAAATGTCCAAAGTATGAGGCTGGTGCAGTATGTGCAATTCGTGAAGATTTTGTAAAATTCATCAATGAGTTGGATACAAGAAATCCAGAAGATGTTAAATCAATGCTTGATATGTTAGCAAAATTATCATTTGAAAACGTATTGATGGCTCTAGCAGAATCTAAATTTGATGGTAACATACCTGATAGGAACACAAAATCTGAGATAAACACCCTACTAAATGTGGTTAAATCTATCAATGAATTAAACAGTAAGATAGTATTATCAGAGAAAACAAAGTATGACAGTAAGGGAGATATAGAAAGTATCTTCAAACAGATAAAGGCTCAGAGGACAGACTGATGGAAGACGGATTATTTACATGGTTTCTTTGTGGATGTTATTTACTAGGTGGAGTTACTATAGGTTATTACTATTGTCTATGGAAGAATAGAAAGAACAAAGTAGGTACAGGTAGATGGGATTACAGGGGATCAAAATGACACCAGCATATGACGATGTAAGACATTGTATACATTGTGGTAAGGAATTCTGCTGTGTAGATGAGGTAATATTACATATTAAATCTAAGCATATGGTGATCGGCAGTGGTTAATGCAAACCTGTCTGAGTTTGAAAGATTGAATGATGTTAATCATCAATACCCTAATGATAAATACTGTGTAAAATGTGGACATTATCCTGAAGTATCTATGATAAGAGATGTAGATTGTGAGTGTAACTGTCATGACTAGAGGATATTGTTGTTTTCAATGTGGGCATTGTACTGATGAGGTTATCGCAGAAATGATGGAGTGTAAGTGTAAGTGTCATGGCTAAACCAAGCAAACAAGTATTAGAAGAAAGAAAGAATTTTGTCCAGACAATAGCTGACTGTGCAAGAAAACCAAGTAAGTTTAGTGAGATATTTCTAGACCATAAATTATTTCCATACAATAAAAAATATGTAGATTGTGATGATAGATTTATTGTTTACAGGAGTGGTAGGCAGGTGGGCAAAACCATGTCTACAGCAGTCAAGACTATACATTTTGCATTCTTTGCACCATTAATGCTTGACTCAATAAAGGATGAATGTACCATAGTCATAGCAGCACCTACCCAAAATCAGGCTACAATCATGTTTAACAGAATAAGAGATATGATACTGAAGAATGAGTTTCTTAGTGGGTTTGTTACAAGGAATACACAGACAGAATTATGGGTTAGGTTTCTAGATAACACAGGACAATCAAAGATAATCACTAGGGCTACAGGTGAAACTGGTGTAAGTTTGAGAGGTTATTCACCTCACTGTATAATAGCAGACGAGTGCTCCTTTATTAAGACTGATATACTTAGGGCTTTCCTACCTTCAGGTATGGCTACAAAGGCTAGGGTGTGGCTTACATCTACACCATTCAGTAAGGCTGGATACTTCTATGAGGCTTGTATGAATTCAAAGCCAAAAAGTCCAGAAGGAATGTGGACAGAGTTTCACGTAAAGTCTACAGATAACCCACTAGTTCAGGAAGATCCTATATTTGTAGAAGAGATAAAGAAACTTACCAGAGAGGAATATGTCCAAGAAGTCGAGGGTGAATTCCTAGATATTGGTGACGCTTTAATACCTAATAGTTTGATAATGGAAGCAATATCAGACGCTAGACCAAAAGGCAGAGTATCACATTACATGGGTGTAGACGTAGCAAGAACAGGAAGAGATGAAACTGTATACACCATAACAGCATTAGATGAAAATGACGTATGCTTTGTAGTTGAAGTGGCAGCAGAGAGCCAATCTAACGTGGTAGATGTCGCTGGAAGGGTAGGGGATTTTGCCAATAGATATAATGTAGAGACAATTTACATAGATGAGACAGGCTTGGGTGGTGGTCTGATGGACTTATGTAGAAATCAGGGCTTACCATGTAGGGGTGTCACTTTCACACTGCAGGAGAAGGCAGATATGTATAGAAATTTAAGGCTATTATTTGAAAATCATAGGGTAAAATTAAGAGAAGTTAACAAACTGGTCTATCAACTCTCGTATTTACGAAGGGAATATACCGAAACAGGTATAATGAAGATCAAATCTGACGAACATGACGACTACGCAGACAGCCTAGTATTAGCCTGTAGGGCAGCATTCAAGGGTAATGAGTGGCACGTAGTAGAAATGGGCAAAGCTTTGCAGAAAGCACTGTTTGGTTAATCTTTAAATATATATAGGAGATATTAAAACATGGCATCAGAATCAAAACCAATGGATATAGAGGAAGAAGTTCCAGAGATTGAGGATGAGATAAAGAAACCTGAAGATGAGGGAAGAGTTCCTGCTGCAGAAAGAGAGCTTGAATATCAGAGAGAAGTAGATGCTGAGGACTTAGAAGCACCAGATATATTTGCAACTTATCGTAAAGAGACATTACCTATTTTTGAGACAAGAAAGATAAGCAATCCATTCAAGAGGGGTAAAAAAGGACAGAAGAAAATAGGAAAATTAACATGGGAAGATGATGTCAAAACTATAGCAGATCATATTAAAGAACAGAAAGAGGAATCAAGTAAACCAGAATATACAGTGGGTGAAAAGCATAGAATGGATCATCCTGATACAAAGGAATATTCTTTCTACAAATCATTATTAGGTTTTCATAATAAAATTAGAGGTGATCCACAATCAGAAGAAGAACCTATTGGAGCACAACCAACAGGGGGAGGTAGAAGAAGATCACCTGCAGCACCTTTCAAACAACCTAAAGGTAGAAAGGTTGGACAAGTACAATCTTTAGTAAGTGGTAAAAAATTACCATTTAGTAAAAGAGGATCAAAGGGTACTACAGGTCGTGGTGCAAAGCAAAGACAAAAGCCAACATCTACTCCATCTGCAAACCCATCAGGTGGTATGGCTGGACTAGCATCTCAATATCAACCTAAAATGCAGGTGAAACCAAATCCTGCTGGATTAGGACAACCATTCAAACAACAAGTTGGAAATCAGAAAGTACCAAAACGAGCACCAGCAAAGCCAGTAAAAGACAGATCACAGGGAGAGGCACAGGCAGTAAAACAACCTGCTAATGCTGGATCTAGTGGTCAGGCATTACAATCACAAGATGAAAAAAGAAAATTACCAGAAAGAAAACCAATGGGTAAAAAACAATGGAAGAAATATCAAAAGAAAATACAGCAGCAGAAAAGAGAATCTGTAGGTAGAGGCTCAAAACAAAATCCAAAACCAGCAAGTGGTGAAACATATAGAAGGCAACAGGCAGCAGAAGCACAGGCAAAAAGATCAGGGAAGAAAATAGATACAGGTAGTAGAGCACCTAAAATAGCAGCAATCAAAGCATGGTATAGTGAGATTTATGGCATATAAAACACTAAAGGGTGTTGGAACGACCTTTATATATAGAGATGGTTTCGGAGCAGGTAATTCATCTACTGAAAATGTAGTACCAAACAATGTAGTTAATGACAAAGAAACTTATATAGGTGGTAAGGGCAATAAAAAAGTAACGATGAACAGAATAAACCATACCAAAGTCGGTGACGACATACATTACTATCAGAATGGTATAGAAGGTAGAGGAATCGTTGTTAAAATGAGCAATGAATATGTTATGGTTGCTAAAGATGATGGAGATTTTGAGGATATTCATATAAATGATACATTTTTCGTTAAGGATATAGTATTAAATAAGACATGGGATGCTATGGATTCTAGTGAGAGAGGTGAAGTACTTGAAAAAGCACACGCACCCTCTGCTAGATTCATAACAAAAGACTGGCATAATTTACCAGTAGAGTTGAGAGAGGTATTAACAAAATTCACTGGTTCTACATCAGAGGCAGGAGTATCAAGAGACGATGAAACTAAAACACATAGAGATCAAGACCAATCATTAGCAGCAAACAACCCAACAACTGAAGACGAACAAGCTGAGGGATTAAAGAAAGATGGTGACTATGGTGGTTCAAGATCTCATACAAGAGGTAAAAAAGGCAGGTGTAGAAGATGTGGAAACGTACATCCAGAAGGATCAGATCATGTTTATGGAAAAAGAGAAGGTACTGAGAAAGGATACAGTGATGATTTTAAAGAAGGTGGATATTCACAACAAGCAGCAAAGAAGAAAAAGAAGAAAGGAAAAAAATGTGTTAGTTGTGGTAAAGTACACGCAACCAAGTCAGACGTAGAGCATGGAGCTTATGGTGCTATAAGTACAGACACACCATTAGATGTTTCAGAAGATACTGGTTATGAAGAAAGACCACATTTATGTGTAGAGTGTATAGGAAACTTACCAAGAGAAGACGCAAAAGGTCATCATGATAAAGAGATAGAGGATAAGAAATCACCAGCCAAAGTAAAAGAACCACACGTAGTAGAGGGTGAGACTTCACATCCAAAAGATAAATCAGATCAGTTTAGAAAAATTTATGGTGGTGGAAAAAAGAAACTAAAGAAAGGAGTTCCAGAGTGGAATGTAAATTCATGGGGAATTAATTACACTGTGAACGAAGATGAAGGATAGTATACTTGGAATAGTAATAACATTTTTAGTATTAGGGTTAGTACTCTCTATAGGAGTGACTGCTCAGGGTGGAACTGGAATAGAACTACCACAAATAATTGCTGGAACTGATACAAGTCGTGATGGATTCTATGATTATTGTTATAGAATGGGATTTGACTGCTAAACCTTTATATACTATATAACCAACGACTTTATATATGAGAAGAGAAGAACAGCATAAATGTATACAGTGTGATGCTACACTTCCTTGGCGTTACAAAGGTAGACAAAAGATTTATTGTTCTGACACTTGTAGAAAAGAATATACTAAAAATAAAAAAAAGGATTAAGACCTAGAAGGGTAGGTACTTTTTGGCTTTGCATCTTCAGGTAAAGGATTATTCTTAGCAAACTCTGTCAGTACTCTATGAAATAATATAGAATCACTTTCTGTTCTCTGCCCTGTCTTGGTGTCTTTTACGAATTGAGCAAACTTTCTAAACCATTCTTTGTCTACC